CCGAGAAAGCCTATCAGACAGTCAATGATAGCCCCGAAGCGATTACGTTCAGCTGGGAATTTGCAACTACACCCCCCGCGGTGACTGGTTACAATGCTACAGCAAGCATCGTTATCGATTCCCGTACGCCTGCTCCTACCGACCTGGCTGCTTTCGAACTCGTGCTCTTTGGTGATGTGGCAACCGATCCTAATTTGCCACTTCCTGATGCGGTTATCGCGGCTTTCACGCCGTAATAGCAACCCACCTATAGTGTAGAGTCCTGGATATATTTCTAGGGCTCTACCTTTCCTATAATTTTTATCAAGGAGATAATAAATGGCTGATATCCTTCATGACGATATTTTCGATACGGGTTTATCCCAGTTGACAACTGTCGTTGAAAATCTTTACATATGTGACACCCAGCCAACCAACTTTACTGAAGCATCTTCAACCTATAAATTAGGCACAAAAGCTTCGCCGACTATTACTGGCCCTACTGATGGTGGCGCCGGTGGTGGACGACAAGTTACTGTGAGTGCGATCAGTGATGGTGTGGTTGATAGTGCAGGAACTGCTGCCTGGTTTGCTTTGACTGACGACAGTCTTTCTAAGCTCTTGGTTAGTGGTAACTTGGCTTCTTCATTAGCCATTGCTACTGGTAGTCCTTTCACTTTAACGGCCTTTAACATCCAAATCCCAGATCCTACTACTTAAGGAGTGATCTATGGCCACTCTCCAGAAGTCGTTTCCATTTGCTTCTACTAGTGAAGGTTGGACTGGTTACCCCGCGAATAGTGATATTACTTTGTCATATGATAGTGGGGTGGGTAATCCTGCTGGTTCTTTAAAAAGTAGAGTATCTGGCAGAAATAAATCTGGAACATCATACTGGGAGTGGAGTGGAACATGGGAAGACTTAGGAATCGCGTCAGGAGCGACAGTAACACAGGCTCGCCTTTATGGGATTTCTACCAGATGTACAGAATGGTTATTTGGTGAAACTGCAAGTTGGGGTCCATTTAATCTCTATGCCGCCAGCGGTCCCACAGGAATAGGTACAATGTGGGCAGGACGAAGCGTCTCTTTAGCTGAAGGTTCATGGACGAATACTGGGCCCCAAAGCCAGGTTAGTATACCTTCTGAGTATCAAGCCAGTAATACGTCAATTCTTATACGATCGTATAACGATATGACGAATGATAACAATGCCTCTGCTGCTATATCTTTGCAAGAGGATAATATTGTTATTGAAATTACTTATACACCAGCGACTCAAAACTTGACTGCTGATGATGTAATAGCTGGAGTACCTGCAGTTGGTAATCCAACCATAGCGCAAACCTTTGTTCTTACCGCTGATAATGTAGTTTCTGGCATTCCTAATGTTGAAAACCCAACCATAGACCAGATCACTAGTTATGATTTAACGGCCGATGACGTTATATCTGGTGTTCCAGTAGTAGAAAACCCGACAATCGCTCAGACGTTTGCATTAACTGGTGATGACGTTATAAGTGGAATACCTGATGTCGATGAACCAACAATCGCGCAGACGTTTGCTTTGACTGGCGATGACGTTATAAGTGGAATACCTAATGTTGACGAGGGAACTCTTGGTCAACTCTTTGATTTAACTGGTGACGACGTTATATCTGGTATTCCTGTAGTAGAAAATCCAACTATAGAACAAAGTTATGCTCTTACAGGTGACGATGTTATATCTGGTATTCCTCTAGTAGAAGGTCCCAGTTTAGGTCAACTCTTTGATTTAACTGGTGACGACGTTATATCTGGGGTTCCAATAGTAGCGAATCCTACCATAACACAGAGCTACGATCTTACTGCTGAGGACGTAGTATCTGGTATTCCAGCTGTCGAAAATCCAACGATATCACAAACCTTTGTGCTTACTGGCGATGATGTTATATCTGGTGTTCCAGTTGTTGGTAATCCGACAATAACACAAACCTACGATCTTACTGCTGAGGACGTCTTAACTGATGATCCAGTAGTAGAAAACCCAACTATATCGCAAACATTCGAGCTAACTAGTGATGATGTTATATCTGGTATCCCCGTTATCGGTGATCCTACGATATCGCAAGAAGTAACGCAAGATTTATTTGCTGATGACGTCATATCTGGCGTCCCTGTTGTTTCCGAACCTACTATCGCGCAGACTTTTGAATTAACGAGTGAAGATGTCGCCTCCGGAGTTCCGATAGTAGAAGATCCTAGCATCTCACAAACCTTTGATCTTACAGCGGACGACGTTATATTTGGAGATCCATTAGTTGAAAATCCAACCATTGGACAAACATTTGCTTTAACTGGGGAAGATGTTATATCTGAAGCCCCTATTGTAAATGATCCAACTATAAATCAAGATACCTCTCAGCATCTAACGGCAGACGATGTTATATCTGGAATACCTGTAATAGGTGATCCAGTCTTAAGTCAACTGTTCAATCTTGTTGCTGAAGACGTTATATCCGATGTCATCTTAGTCGGTGCTCCTTTGTTGTTGCAAGAGGAATTAGAAGTTCCAATTGAGCGTATATACATAGTTGATGTTGAAAATCGGATCGTAATAGTAAAAGAAGAAATCCGTGTAGTTTAGAGAGGTGTTTATGAAAACATTTAAAAAGGATCCAGATGCCGTCTTAGATTATGACTGGGATTGGACTGAATGGTTAGGTAACGACACCATAGACTCTTTTAGTGTAATTGTCCCAACAGGGATGACTCTGGCAGATGCAACTCAAGCTGATGGCGTTGTTAAAGCCTGGCTTTCTGGCGGAGTTGCAAAGACGTCTTATGTTGTTACTTGTCAAATCACCACTCTAGGCGGACGGACCGATGAAAGATCGGCACTATTCAACGTGCAAGAACGATAAACTTTTGAAAGGAGAAACAAAATGCTAAAGAAAACCATTAAGTATACGGATTATAATGGGGTTGAGAGAGAAGAGGATTTCTATTTCAATCTATCGAAAGCTGAAGTAGCTGAGATGGAACTCTCCATTACCGGCGGTCTTACGCAAAAAATTAATAAGATCGTAGCAACAGAGGATGGTCCAGAGATTATTAAGTTGTTTCAAGAGATTATTCTCGGTTCTTATGGTGAGAAATCGGCAGATGGTCGCCGCTTTATTAAAAGTGAAGAACTGTCAACTGCCTTTTCTCAAACCGAAGCATACAGCAATCTGTTTATGGAATTAGCAATGGATTCTGATGCAGCGGCAGCGTTTGTAAACGCTATTCTTCCACAGCAAATGGAAGAACAAGCAAAGTAATAAGTTGAGGAGGCCAGAGTAATGCTTACTATCGAAATACCGGATAAAGAGGTATATGACGAGAAAGAGAATGTCTTCTTTATAGTTAAAGGTCGGACTATTGTCTTGGAGCATTCTCTGGTCTCCTTAGCTAAATGGGAGTCAAAATGGGGTAAACCTTTTCTAACTAGGGAAGGACACTCTAGGGCGGAAACAATTGACTATATACGTTTCATGACAATAACTCAGAATATTCCTCCGGAGGTTTTTCAAAATATTAATTCCGATCTTATAGGCAAGATAAATGCTTACATAGAAGATCCAATGACAGCTACAACTTTTAGTAGTAAAGAAAAACAGAAGGGAATTAATAGAGATATAATCACTGCGGAGATAATTTATTATTGGATGATCGCTCTCAATATACCTTTTGAGTGCCAAAAGTGGCACCTCAATCGTTTATTAACTTTAATTAATGTGTGTAACATTAAGAATCAACCAAGCAAGAAGATGACAAGACAAGAAGTACTTGCGAGGAATAGAGCTCTCAATGCTCAAAGACGAGCACAACTAAACACAAGAGGGTGATCTATGATAACATTCAAACATAAAGGTAGTTTCAAAAACACAGAAAGATTTCTAAGTAAAGCCCAAAAGTTGAAGCTTCAACCAATCTTATCTAAGTATGGCTCCGCGGGAGTTGCCGCTCTATCAAAGGCAACACCGGTTGAGTCTGGCTTAACTGCGGCTTCTTGGGATTTCAAAACAGAAATAAGTCCTTATGGATACAATATTGTTTGGTTTAACCGAAACGAAAATGCAGGAGTTAATATTGCTATAATCCTACAGTATGGTCATGGTACTGGGACAGGTGGTTATGTCCAGGGAAGAGACTATATTAATCCTGCTATGCAACCAATGTTTGATAGGATGTCAGAAGAAATCTGGAAGGAGGTATCCAATCTATGAGTGCTACTGTTGACAATCGTGTTGTTGAGATGGGTTTCAATAACGCTCAGTTTGAAAAAGGCGTGAAACAGAGCACTGACTCACTAGAGGGCCTTAAGAAAAGTTTGGATCTTACCGAGTCAGCACGAAACATATCTGCTCTATCGGCAGAGGGCAAGAAGTTCTCCCTAGCTACGATGGGGCAAGGCGTTGAACATATTTCCAGTAGGTTTTCTGCGCTTGGCGTTATAGGCTTTACGGTTATTCAAAACCTTACAAACGCTGCAATAAATTATGGTAGAAAGCTTGTTTCTTCTATAATGGATCCTATGAAAACTGGTTTTGCTGAGTATGAAACTCAGATCAACGCTATTCAAACTGTTCTCGCTAATACCGAGAAAGAAGGCACAACTCTTAAGGACGTCACAGCAGCGTTAGACGAATTGAATACGTATGCTGATAAGACTATCTATAATTTCACAGAAATGACCAGAAATATTGGTACATTTACCGCCGCGGGAGTTTCCCTGGATACATCAGTAGCAGCTATTAAAGGTATTGCCAACTTAGCTGCTGTATCAGGATCAAACTCACAGCAGGCAAGTACAGCAATGTATCAGTTATCTCAGGCTTTGTCCTCAGGGACAGTTAAGCTTATGGACTGGAATTCTGTAGTAAATGCTGGTATGGGTGGTCAAGTCTTTCAGGATGCTTTGAAAGAAACGGCTAGACTTCATGGTATAGCTATTGATGAAATGATCGAAAACGAGGGGAGTTTCCGAGACACATTGCAAGAGGGTTGGCTTTCAAGTGAGATATTACTGCAAACGTTAGAAAAGTTTACTGGTGATCTCACAGAGGGACAGCTTCTATCAATGGGGTATACTGAAGAGCAAACAGCTGCTATTTTAAAGTTAGGTCAAACGGCCAATGATGCTGCTACAAAAGTAAAGACGTTTAGTCAGTTAAAAGAAACATTGCAAGAAGCTATTCAATCTGGTTGGACGAAAAGTTGGGAAATCATTATCGGTGACTTTGAAGAAGCCAAAGCTTTCTTCACAGAAGTTAGCGATACTCTTGGGGCTTTAATTGGTGCGTCTGCTGATGCAAGAAATGCTTTACTTCAAGGATGGTCAGATCTTGGTGGTAGAGAAGCACTGATACAGACATTGCGAAATACTTTCCAAGGTCTATTAAGTATTATGGCGCCAATTAAAGATGCCTTTAGAGAGATATTTCCGCCTATTACAGCCGATCAGTTATACAGATTAACCACTCTTTTAGAATCTTTATCTGAGAAGTTGATTCTAAGTAGTGAAAACGCAGATAGAGTAAAACGCATATTTGCGGGTTTGTTCTCTGTATTTGCGATTATACGAGATGTAGTAGTTACTCTTGGCGAAGCTATATTTGGCTTTGCTGACGGGTTAAATATCTCCGGGGGTGGAATCCTTGAATTCCTCGCAAATATTGGGGATTATCTAGTTGCTTTACGTGAGGGAACAGATGTAAGTGGTTCTTTTGCAGAGGCAGCGGCAAGAATAAAAGAAGGTTTGCTTGAGGGTCAAGCAGCTATAGAGAATTTCGTAAAAGTTGTCCAAGAAAAATTTGAAGCCATAAAGAATTGGTTCTCAGAGTTATTTGAGAATGTAGATACTAGTGGCTTTAGTGAGTTTCTTGGCAAAGTAGAAATTCGTCTTGAACCTTTAACATTTCTTGCAAAAGGAGTTGCTGCAGTACTAGGTGCTATATTGCGAGTAGGCAAAAAGCTTATGCCTGTTCTATTTAAAGTAGCTAGCGCTGTTGGTGAATTTGCATTTAATCTTGGCGCGTCTATATTTGAGAAGATTAAAGACATAAACTTTAGTGAAATATTAGATCTAATAAACAGTGGTTTGTTTGGCGCCTTATTACTTGCAATGCGACAATTTCTTAAATCAGGTAGCGGTTTCATCGATGAGGCCGGAGGAGTATTTGGTGGAATTTCAGAAGTTTTAGATGGTGTTCGAGGATCTTTAGAGGCTTATCAGCAGAGTTTGAAAGCCAAAACCCTAATGTCCATTGCAATAGCAATTGGTATATTAGCGGTGTCTCTTGCTATCATAGCTTCGATTGATTCAGCAAAGTTAACCGTTGCTATGGGCGTATTAACTGGAGTATTCATCGAGTTAATAGGAGCCATGGCAGCCTTCCAGAAATTGGGAGGAAGCGGAGCGCTTGCCTCTGTTAGTCTAATTGCTATGGCAACTGCGATATTAATACTAGCTGGTGCGGTAGCGATATTAGCAAGGATTGATCCGGGCGACGTGAATAGTGCTTTAAGTACTATGTTTGCTCTTATGGCTGGAATAGCCGTCTTTAGTAAAGTAATGTCAAAGGTTCAAGGTAATCTACTTGGTAGTTCGGTTGGTTTAATTGCCTTTGGTCTAGCTTTACGTGTAATAGCTGGTGTTGTCAAGCAACTTGCCAGTATGGATCCAGAAGAGATGTCAAGAGGTCTACTTGGTGTAGGCGCTATGCTTGCAGAGATTGCTATATTTATGCGTTTAGTTAATAATGCTAAGATGGCAGCTACTGCTGGAGCAGCTATGATTGGTATGGCTGTGGCTATTCTTATTCTGGCACAGACGGTTGAGAAATTTGGACAAATGGATGTTGCCCAGATGCAGCAAGGTCTTCTAGCTGTAGGAGCTCTTCTTGCTGAGCTTGGATTGTTCACAAAACTAACAGGGGGCACTGGGATGGTTACTACCGCGGCAGGTATGGCGATTCTTGCTGGTGCGATGTTCTTATTCGCAGAAGTTGTATCAAGATTAGGTCAGATGTCGTGGGAAGAGATTGCAAAAGGGTTAGCTGCTATGGGAGGCGCTTTACTCCTAATAACGATAGCCGTAAATGCTATGCCAAAAAGCATTATATTTATAGCTCCATCGTTGCTTGCTGTTGCGGCTAGCTTACTTGTTATGTCAAAAGCTTTAAAGCAGATGGGAAAAATGTCATGGGAAGAAATCGGAAAGGGACTTTTAGTTTTAGCATCCTCGCTTGGTATTTTAGTGATAGCCTTATATGCTATGTCTGGGACCATCGCGGGAAGCATAGCGTTAGCGATAGCAGCAGCTTCGTTGCTAATGTTAGCGCCAGCTTTGAAGATGCTTGGTGGTATGTCTATAGTTGAAATCGGTTTAGCCTTATTGACGTTGGCCGGTGTATTTCTTATATTAGGGATTGCCGGTTATGCTTTAACGCCCGTTGTCCCAACTTTATTAGGGTTGGGTTTATCAATCATGCTGCTTGGTGCTGGCGCAGCTCTTGTTGGTCTTGGTTTATTGGCATTTGCGATAGGCCTTACCACTCTTGCCGCCGCTGGTACGGCTGCAGCAGTAGTTATTGTAGGAATGGTCGCAACGTTATTGGGTCTTATCCCTCTAATCATAACGACCTTGATCGACGCTATTATATTGTTCGCTAAGGGTCTTATAGAAGCTACCCCGGTTCTAGCCGAGGCCATAACGACAATCATATTAGCTTTGTTACAAATGATCATTGATATTTCGCCGAAGTTGTTCGAAGCTTTAGGAACTTTACTTGACGAGCTTATACAACTTATGAGAGATAAAATACCAGATTTCATTGAGGCTACGATAGAACTCTTGGTTGCATTACTAGAGGAAATTGCAGCCAACATGCCAGATTTCGTTCAAGCAGGCTGGGATATTCTTATCGCTTTCTTGGAAGGAATACGAGATAATATTGGCGAAGCTGTAGAGACGGCGATAGAGATTGTAACTGAATTTCTAGATGCTGTTGCAGCTAAGATCCCCGATGTTATTCAGTCTGGTATTGATCTTATGGTGGCGTTTATTCAAGGATTAGCTGATGGTATTCGTGATAATATGGATACTGTAAATGAGGCAATTGCAGACTTAGCTAGTGCTATTATCGAAGGTTTGGTTGAAGGTATAGCAGGTGGAGCTTATGCAGTATGGAAAGCTCTAAAGAAAGTAGTTGATGACGCAATCGCTAAACTTATGGGCCACATAGATGCTCACTCACCTTCTCGGTTATTTGCAGAAATTGCAGAAACAATACCAGAAGGTTTAGCAATGGGGATCTATAGAAGCGCGAATATTGTTGCAGGGGCACTTACTGATTTAGCTGATGATGCAGTTTCTGGTATAGATGCTGTGACCTCAAGAATTGCCGAGGCCGTTAATCGAGAAATAGACATCAATCCTGTTATTCGACCAGTTATGGATATGGAAGAAATCATAGCTGGAGGATTACAGTTGGATCGAACCTTATCCGGTGCTAGATCGTTAAACCTGGTTCCTGCGTTAAACTTGAGTGGTGCTGTTGCTTCTAGCATGAGAACTCCATATTATGGGGATCCTCAAATTCCTCAAACAGAAGAAGAATATAGAATTCAAATGATTCAGAACAACTACTCACCAAAAGCCTTGTCACGTCTAGAAATCTATAGACAAACAAGGAATCAAATACTAGCTCTTAAAGGATTGGTTGAGCCATGATAAATTCAATTAAAGTGACTAACCATTTGCAAGAGTCTATGACTATGGAATTGATGGACCCCTATTCTTCGGGGTTCATCATCCTTTCCATTGATGGGCTCGGACCACCTAAGGCAACTATCAATATGACTGAAATGTCTGGGCTTGACGGATCCACCTATAACTCGGCAAGGGCTGTTGCAAGGAATATTGTACTGAGGCTACGTTTTATGATGAAGCCGGATATTGAAACGATTCGACAAAAATCATATAAATATTTTCCTTTAAAAAAACAAATCACCTTGCAAATCAATGCCGATCATCGTACAGTCAAGGCCTACGGGTATGTCGAGTCAAATGAGCCAGATATTTTTAGCAAAGAAGAAGGATGTGTAATTTCGATCCTTTGTCCAGATTCATATTTGTTTGACGAATTTAACAGTGTTACTGTCTTCTCGTCAGTTACACCAGAGTTTGAATTTCCATTTTCAAATGAATCTTTAGTAACTCCTTTGTTAGAGATGAGTTCTTTGACTTTCGATACGACAAAATCAGTAATCTACACTGGTGACGCTGAAGTTGGATTCATAATTCATATTCATGCGTCTGGTTCAGCAAATGATATTAGAATAATAGAAGATGATACCTTAGATGAAATCTGGATAGATAGCGATCGACTTATAACTATCACAGGTTCGGATGTTGTCAACGGAGATGATATTTATATATCTACAGTGAAAGGAGATAAATATGCAATCTTAGTCAGAGGGTCAACTACATATAACATTCTAAATGCGCTTGGCCAAAATCCAACTTGGTTTACTTTAACAAAAGGGGATAATGTCTTTGCGTATGATGCCGATTCTGGTTTGGCATTTCTTCAATTTGAGATAATAACAGAAACGGCATTCGAAGGAGTCTAATTATGATAGTTGAATTTTTAGACTATGATCAGAATCGTCTATATGTCCTTGATTCTTTTAAGTCTCTTATATGGACAGACAGATATTGGGAAGCTGGGGACTTTGATTTGGTCATGGCGCCAAAACCAGATTTTTTAGAGATTTTGCCAGATGTTGTGTATGCTCGTATAAAAGAATCTTTATTGCATATTATGTTCGTTGAAACCTTTGCTATAGATTCTGATATAGAGGAAGGCGTTTCTCTAGTTATAAAAGGTCGTTCTGCAGAAACACTTTTAGATAGGCGCGTTATCTATGAACCAGCAACAATAACTGGAAATCTACAGACTGGGATTTTAAGTTTGTTAGCTAATACTTGTGGCGCTCTTGGTGAAACGGATCGTCGTTTCTGGAATTTCGGTACGGACTTAAGCACTGATCCAGCTGTAACCGCTTTAACCGCAGATACACAATTTCTCGGTAATCTATACGATATAATTTGTAATCTGTGTATAGCTCAAGGTGTGGGGTGGCGTATATATCCTTTACCGCTTGGAGGAACACTTAAGTTTCAAATGTATATGGGGAAAGATAGATCCTATAGCCAATCCACAAACCCTTATGTTATATTCTCTCCAACATTTGACAATCTTCTCAATGGTAGTTATATTGAGTCGAGTATGCTTCAAAGAAGTCACTGTTATGTCGCCGGAGAACAAGGCATAGAGAACATTAGAAAAGTTATTAATGTTCCTGCCCCTGGCACACCACCAACAGGTTTTTACAGACGCGAAATGTATTTTGAGGCAAACATAAGTAGAAATGTGGAAGGTGGAGAATTAACCGAAGCAGAGTACGAAGATCAGTTAACTGCTAAAGCTCTTGAAGAACTTGCTAAAAATGTCTATGTTAAGACTTTTGATGGAACAGTGGACACTAGCATGTATAACTTTGGCGATGAATTTGACATGGGGGACATAGTACAAATAATGGATGGATACGGTCATTCTACTAAAGCAAGAGTAACAGAGATGATATATTCTCAAGATGCTACTGGCACTAAAATGTATCCTACATTCACGAATATGGAAGAATAAGGAGATAAAAAATATGGCAGTGACTTATGGTTTTTATGACTCCGTTTCTAGTGATAGAGTCTATAACGCTCAACAAATGGGTGCTATATTTGACGGTATTATACTAGACGGGGTCTTCTCGAATGTCGAAAACGGCTTAGCTGTTGTTGAGAATACTGGGATGAATGTAAACGTGTCCACAGGTAGAGCATGGTTTGATAGCACATGGACCTATTGTGATGCCCCATTTGGTATAACTGTACCAACGGCAGACGCTTTACTACCTAGAATTGATGTGATATACCTGGAAGTTAATAAAGAAGCTGGCACAAGAGCCAACTCCTTTAACATACAAACAGGAACTCCTGCAAGTAGTCCTACTCCTCCAGCACTTGGTCAAACTTCGACCGTTACTAAGTACGCCTTAGCAGAGATATATGTCGGCGCTGGCGTTACTAGTATTACTCAATCAAACATCACTAGCAAGATTGGTTCAAGTGGAACGCCGTATGTAAAGGGTCCATTGATCAATATTGTTACAGATGATACAACTTTGCAACTTGTTGGGGGCGTGTTGAAAGTCAAGAACGAAGGCATTGGTGTAGCCCAAATAGCCAATAAGACCAGATCTATCTGGATAACACCTGGTGAGTTTGCTGCTTCTTGGGGGTATCAATCTGCTGGTTATGCATGGATGGACGTAAGTGCCAACTATGGTGCTCATATTGGTCTTACTGATGACCAATGGAACAGGGCCTACTTTACTATAGGAATACCAAAAGACTTTGTTAGTGGAACAGCCATTTCCTTTAAAGGGTTTTTCTATTCATCACTTGGAACTGGCGGTATTCGAGTAGGTGTTGGGGCATCTAAAGTTCAGGCTGGTGGCTCACCACTTGGGTCGGATGTCTCTCCATCCAATGTAACAGCTACTATTGGTACAACTTTACAAGTTGTTCAAGTAAATATGGGGTCAACTCCAAATTTAACCGTTACGTATCCTCAATATTTATATTGTCAGTTAAACCGAGATCCTAATCATGCTGGTGATACTATTAACCAAATAATATATTGTGTAGGTATACTTGCGGAATACACAGCGGACAGTTAATCATGGAAGTTGACAACGTACATTTAGCCTTGACGATCCTGCAAATGGTTATAACCGCCCTAACAGCTGTTGCTGCATCGTCTGGCTTCTGGTTATATATTAATCGGAAGCGTGATAACAGAGAGCTTAGCAGACGTTTACTGATAGGTCTTGCTCATGATCGAATTGTATGTCTGTCAATGACGTATATAGAACGAGGATTTATCACTAAGGATGAATACGAGAACTTACGAATGTTTTTGTACGAGCCGTATTTAGAACTAGGAGCAAACGGCTCTGCTCAGCGACTAATGAAAGAAGTGGATAATTTGCCACTTTTCAATGAACAAATTCATATAGAAAAAAAGTTGAAAGGAGATAAAGATGTTTCTAAACAACAAAGTGTATGATGTACTAAAATGGACTGCCCAAATTGGCCTTCCTGCATTGGCCACTCTTTACTATGCTATATCTGCTATCTGGGGAATTCCTGATCCTGATTTGGTTGTAGGGACGATCCTCGCAATTGACGTCTTTCTTGGCGCTATACTAGGTATTAGCAATATGCAATGGCAAATGCAAGCTAGCAACGAAGTGGATTCTCAACTTAGCTTTGGTCTGGAAGTAGAAGATGAAAAACAGCTTCCAGGGGCTTCGTTATTTTCTGGAGAGACCTACGAACTGCTAAAATGGGTGACTCTTATGCTGTTACCTGCTGCGGGAACTCTATATTTTGCATTGGCAAAGATTTGGGGCTTCCCGTATGGGCAAGAAGTGGTTGGTACAATCGCGGCTTTCACAGCGTTTATGGGTGTGGCTTTAGGAGTGAGTACGTATAACCTAAATCGCAAGTAAACCTCGCATTAATAACACCTGTTATAATAGGAGGTTGCTATGGACCAAACTAGTAGTATCAACGCAGAAGTTGAACACGTACTTGAATTTCTCAGACATGCAGATCCAGGAAGTAGCGAATATACAGTTGCTGCTCAGAACCTAAAGGTTCTATGTGAAGCGCGGACAAAAAAGCCAGCGTTTCTAGTAGACCCAGATACGGTCTTAGTAGTAGTTGGAAACATCGTTGGCATTCTTATGATTCTGCAATATGAGCGATTTAATGTGGTGTCAACACGAGCTTTGTCGCTCATTGTGAAGCCGAAGTAAACTCAACAACCGAGAAGCTGTGTAGTAATACATGGCTTCTCTTTTTTCTTCGCGAGAATTACAGTTCCTATAATGAGAGGTGATATTCTGTGCGATCAATGATGATCCACAGCCTCTTATTTTTTCGGGATGTCGACCTTGGCATTCTGGTTTTATTAAAAACGAAAGGAGGTTATAATGAAATCTCCAAAAATTCCCGGGGGGATGATTTGGAGAAACAATTCCTAAAAGGAGGTGGCCTTGGATATCGATGAATTCTTTTCGTTCTTTGGGATTATAGTTATAGTGGCTGTTGTCTGGTACTTCATATTAACTTATGGGCCAGCAATTTTAAAGCATTATCTATCACTTATATTTTAAAGGAGAAACTATGTTACAAGAATTCTGGTATACACTTAAAGTGATGTTTTATGTCGCAGTGCTAGCTAGTATGTGGGTAATCATCATTGCAGGGTGTACAAATCTTATATTTAACTGAAAGGAGAACTATGGAACTTAAACAACGTACAAAAAGGGCCCTAGAAGCCGTTAATAAAGAGACACCTATCATTTTAACTGGCTTAGGGGTTTCTGGGGTCTTAAGCACGTCAATTTTAGCCGTTAGGGCAACTCCGGCAGCTTTACACCTTATCGAACGCGAACAATTACGACGATTTGATGAGAGTTTATCTCTAGACGATCCAGAACCTTTAACTTTCGTAGATAAGGCTAAGTTAACCTGGAGAGTATATTTGCCTGCGGCGTTATCTGGTGCCGTAACAATCGCGTGTATCATTGGCGCAAATCGAATTCAGTCTCAACGTTTTACGGCTCTTGCTGCGGTATATTCGTTGACTGAGGCCACACTATCAGAGTATCAAGCCAAAGTTATTGAGTTGGTTGGTGCAAAGAAAGAGGAAAAAATTAGAGACCAAATGGCCGAGCGAAAACTCAATCAAACCCCGATCGAAGGTCAACAGGTTTTCATAACTGGCGCCGGGGAACACCTCTTTCTAGATAGCTTGTCAGGACGATATTTTAGATCTGATATTGAAACCGTTCGGCATTGCGTTAATAATTTTAACGCGGAGCTCTTCACGGACATGTATAAGACGTTGAACGAGTTTTATTCTGAGATAGGTTTAGACGAAACAGATATGGGAAGAAATATGGGCTGGGATGTTGAGAATGGTCTTTTAGACGTTCATTACTCAGCATTAATAGCCACAACTGGAGAACCCTGCGTCGTCCTGGAATATACAATTCAACCTCGATTCTTATAGAAAGGAGAAACCAATGTTTGAAAAAGTAAAAGAGATCGACCCCAAGTATTTGAAAATTGGGGGTGCTATTGCTGGTGCTCTATTGCTCGGTGTTACAGTCGCCGTGGTAACAGGTAAGCTTGGTAATGAATCCCAAGTTGATCTGTACCTGGAAGAAGCAGTGACTGATCCCACAACCTCCGTCGAGTAATAGGTTTCCGGGTGTTGGTGTCCGGTAGGCTTGGCGTCCCTCCTACGCTGAGCCTACCACCACTCTTGAAAGGAGTAAAAATGAGTCTACCATTTCTATTAGTTAAATTTTGTGAAATTGGCGTTTTAATAGGTGATATCAGAGTCGAATCAGTATATTGCCAAAATGATGACGGAAGTATAAGTCATAGCTGCGAAGGACATTTTTGGATATATCCGAACCCATCGGTTACCTCAGATCAGATTAGAAAGATGGAAAAGATCTGTGAAGACTTTAAACGCGTAACATTATATTATGGAAGTGCAGAAATCTGCTACGAAAAGGAGCTAGCATGAACAAAATTACGGAGAAAATCAAGGAAATTGGGGAAACTCCGATCCCATTAAAGCATGTTGCGGTCATTGTGACCATTGCGGTGCTTGCGGTACGACCTCCAAGGACTTGGTTTGTGACAACTTCGCACGAATTACACAGG